GCAAGTTTTATTGATTGACGTCAGTGGAGCATATTTCAACGCGAGGTGGAACCCTGTGTACGCAAAAAGCCTAAAATTAAATCTGGGAGTGGACAATGTGATCCTGTTCCAGTTCCTAAATCAGGATCAAAAGCCCGTGAACATCACCGGAGCCACTTTCACGTTCCGTATCATCAGCCAAAACGGTGACAACCTGCTGTATGCCAAAGAACTGGTGAGTCTAAGCAACGCCTTGGGCCGGGCCAAGGTCACTGTGACCCAGGCCGAAACCTGGCAACTGCAGGCACAGCCTGCATCCTGGAGCCTGGAAATTTCATCGGGCGTGCTAAACCAAGCTGTACTCACCGATGACTATTCGGGAGCACGCGGCGATATAGACATCGTGGATTCGGTATTTCCCTCATTCGTGGCCAGTGAAGAACTTACCATACCCAGCCAGGCACCTGACAGTTCTATCTACTATACCAGCACCTTGACCACAGAAGGTGCCCGACTCACAACGTTCCAGTTGGATCCTGTGGCGTTCACAGGAAGTCTCAGAGTGCAGGGTGCTTCGGATGCCACAGCACAGACTGTGGATTGGTATGACGTGGACTTTGAAGATCTCAAGACTGGGAATACAGTGGATAGCCTGCACTTCGTGGATCGCACCGAACGCCTGGGCATCAATGTGGAAGGATTCCATCCTTACATACGTTTAGAACTAGATATCAACAACGGCAACATAGATCTCATCCAATATCGTTGATATCTTGAAAATTTGATGCTACTATAGCAAGATGCTAGACATCTATGCCTATCTACCTGCCAAACGCAAACAAACCGCATCGGGCTGGATCTCTGTAAATGCACCGTGTTGCATACACAATGGTGAAACAGCAGATCATCGTCAGCGTGGCGGCATAAAGATCACAGATCAAGGCTGGTCGTGGCATTGTTTTAACTGCGGCTTCACCGCATCATTCATCCTGGGGCGTAATCTTTCATTCAAAGCCCGCCGACTGTTGTCATGGCTTAATATTCCCAAGGAGGAGATCGAACGCATCAATCTTGAAAGCCTGCGTCATCGCAGCGTGCAAGGCCTCCTGGATGATCGCCAGCGTACGGCCAATGTAGTGCAAGGTATAGAGTTTGAAGATCGAGAACTGCCTGAAGAGTTTGCCTTGATTGATGCCAGCATGCCAGTGCATTATCAGTATCTGCGAGACAGATACGTACCCGAAGATTATCCCATTGGCATGATCCATGGTCGACCCGATGACAAGTTTAGCCGCAGGCAAGGTGTGATCATACCCTTTACCTATGATGGACACATCGTAGGGCATACCCGTAGATTCTTTGACGATCACAATCCTCGATACATTCACGACATGCAATCAGGCTATGTGTTTGGCACAGACCTACAGCGAGCCGACTGGCAACATGTGATTGTGGTGGAAGGCGTGTTTGATGCACTATCAATCGCGGGGTTGGCTGTGTTGCATGCTGATATCTCTGACAGTCAAGTCCGCCTGATACGCAGTCTGAATCGCGAAGTTACTGTGGTACCTGATCAAGATGCCGCGGGTATGAAATTAGTTGATCGTGCTTTGGAACTAGGATGGGCTGTAAGCATGCCCAACTGGCCCGAGGGTGTTAAGGATGTCAATGATGCAGTAAAAGAATATGGAAAATTAGCTAGCTTGATACATATCATGCAGGCCCGAGAAACCAGCAAAATCAAGATCGAACTAAGGAAGAGGCAACTTGTTAAAGGATTATAGTGTAGACGTACAGAGGTTGTTTCTGGAGATGATGCTGCAGGATGCACAGAGTTATGTGCGTGTGCAGAATATTTATAATCCTGAGAACTTCGATCGCAGTCTACGGACAGCCGCAGAATTCATCCGGCAACACAGTAATGATCACAAGACCATGCCGGTGCTGGAACAGGTGGTGGCAGCCACCAACACGAAATTATCGCATGTGCCAGATCTCACAGAAGATCATTTCGCCTGGTTTATGGAAGAGTTCGAAGCCTTTACACGCCGCCAGGAACTGGAACGGGCGATTTTAAAATCTGCAGACTTGCTGGAAAAAGGCGAGTACGATCCTGTAGAGAAACTGATCAAAGATGCGGTACAGATCAGCCTCACCAAGGACATGGGCACAGACTACTGGGAAGATCCTCGTGCCCGCATCAATCGATATTTCAACTCCGGCGGCCAGGTAAGCACAGGATGGCCGCAGCTGGATCGTCTGCTCTATGGAGGATTCAGCCGCGGCGAGCTCAACATCTTTGCTGGTGGATCTGGATCGGGCAAAAGTCTGGTGATGATGAACATCGCATTGAACTGGTTGCAAGCCGGGCTCAGTGGCGTGTATGTCACATTGGAACTCAGCGAAGAACTATGTGCCTTGCGGACAGATGCCATGCTCACCAATGCATCAACCAAGGACATACGACGAGATATCGATACCACGGAACTCAAGGTCAAATTGGTAGGTAAAAAAGCCGGACAATATAGGATCAAAGGATTTCCGGCACAGAGCAACATCAACGACATCCGAGCCTATCTCAAAGAAGCACAGATACAGACTGGCATCCGAGTGGACTTTGTTATGATTGACTATCTAGATCTGCTGATGCCAGTGAGTGCCAAGGTCAGCCCCAATGACCTGTTCGTAAAAGACAAGTATGTGTCGGAAGAACTGCGTAACTTAGCAAAGGAACTGGGTGTGCTCATGGTCACTGCGTCGCAGTTGAACAGATCAGCAGTGGAAGAGATCGAGTTTGATCACAGCCATATTTCTGGTGGTATTTCCAAGATCAACACAGCCGACAATGTGTTTGGCATATTCACTAGCAGGGCCATGCGAGAGCGTGGACGCTATCAGATTCAGTGTATGAAATCTCGCAGTAGCACAGGTGTAGGTCAAAAGATTGATCTTGAGTACAACATTGAGACCATGCGTATCACTGACGCAGGCGAAGAACAGTCACAAAATGCACCAGGATTTGCCAAGTCCGCTATATATGATTCGATCAAGGCTCGAAGTCGTGTGGCAGATTCCACTGACAACGAGGATACTGGAAAAATCACAGCCGAAGTACAAGGCAACAAACTCAAACAACTGCTGGGACAGATCAAACAATCATGAGTGATCTGTACTGTTCCATGATACACGGAGGTCTCAATCTGGACCTCAAAATGCAGTCACAGATCCGTGTGCAACACTGCTGCCTGCGTGATGATCTATGGCCAGTCAATGATCTCAAGGACGTCTGGCACAATCAAAATTATATCCCTCTGCGTGCTGTCAATCTAGAAAACAAATGGGCCGACGGATGTGCCAACTGTGAAAATCTAGAAAAAAGCGGCATGTACAGTTTCCGCAATGGCATGAATGATGGACTGGAAATCTTCAAGCAGCAGGATCTATCTGGACCGGCCCGGATCGATCTCATGTTTGACATCAGCTGCAATCTGGCCTGCAGGACCTGCGGTACATGGTCCAGCACCTTCTGGCAAAAGCATCTCAAACAGCATGGAGAGTGGAACCAACCTATTTTCACTCCCAGGAACAAACAAGACGTGATTGAGTGTTTGAAAAATCTCGATCTTTCCAATCTCCGACAGGTGGTATTCTGTGGCGGAGAAACATTGATGGGGCAAGAATATTGGCATGTGGCAGAATGGTTGGCTGATAATGTGCCCAATGCCAAACAAAACCTCATGATCTGCTTCCAGACCAATGGCACACAGCCCATATCACAAAGACAGTTTGGCATCATTGAAAAATTGTCGCTGGTAAAATTGCACATTAGCATCGATGGTCTACAGCAACGGTTTGAATATCTACGTTGGCCAGCTCAATGGAATCAGGTGGTTGACAATATCATGGACATAAGACAACACTGTCCTAGCAATGTGATGTTCGTGATAGAAGAAACTATTTCCATATTCAATCTGGCATACCTAGAAGAAACCGATCGATGGGTCAGAGAAAATTTTTCAACCAATCGCGATGGTGACGTGGTCAATCACACACGACATCTGGCACACGGTCATTTTTCGTTGGTCAACTGCAGCCAAGAATATGTTGATCACATGGCATTGACCACTGCAAAAAATCTCATCAATAAAAACTGGCAGGAAAATGCGGAATCTATATCCGTAATGATCAACGAAATTAAAAAATTTGATCTATACCGCGATCAATCTTTTGCTAGGACATTTCCCGAAGTGCATGAGCACTATAAGAGATTTTGGTAGCAGCAAAATCTGGCAAGTAATCACTGATAGCGATCTGTTTGAGATTGTCTTGACGATCGAGTTCTTGCCAACACCTCGTCCAGGAATCAGCACTGTATTTTCCCATGCTGAGAAATGGCAATACCTCAGCAGCATTATTGAGATTCTGTTGCATGATCTGATTCTTGAAGTCACTGGGCAGATTACCAGGACTGAAGCAATCTGGACTAAAGATCTGTTTGCAGAGGTAAGGCAGATTTTCTCTGCGGAAAAAATCTATGGTACTGTCGAGATAGAACAAGCTGAGATTTGAGACCATGCAGCTGACACTGACATGTTTGGAAAAACTCCTTAGCCTGTTGAGATTGTCCAACAGCATGTTCCATTCCAGAGGATATCTGAGGTATTCAAAGGCCTGTCCAGTGGCATCTATGCTAAAACATACATTGAGATTTTTGAAGGCTGTCAGCAATTCAAACTGCCGCTGGCTGAGTTCGATCGAACCATTGGTGACCAGAGATATGAAACAGTCATGATTTCCTTGATCCAGCAGATTTTGCAATATATCAAAATTCTTTTTTTCCAACAAAGGTTCGCCACCTACAAAGGAAAGCTGCACCACTTGAGACCAGTCAATGTCCGACAATTCATTGAGCCCAGATCTAATCATGATGGTTTTTTTCTTTTCCAGACTGGCCCAGGCCGAACTGTTATGGCTGTTGCAAGTTACACAGGTACCGTTGCAGATGTTAGAAGTGGCTATCTTTATGATCTTCGGAGAAAATCCCTTGGCCAATGCATCTTGCTTGATCAGGCCAATGTCACGATCAAGATAATGATCAAAAGTGCGATTGTGCATGAGTCTTTCGCTGTCTAGACCCTGATCTTCCAGAGTCCAGCAGGCAGCACAGTTAGTGCTTCTTTTATTGTGTCTGATACTGTCACGCACAGCATCTATGTCAGTGTGATTAGGTAAACGACAACAATAGATATTTTTTGGATTTCCATGAGTGATTTCCACACTGTAGAACGGTAATACGCAAAAGTTGTCCATGGGGTATTTACAATATCACAAGTTCGATACATAGATTGTTGTTGATGCTGCACACGGTAAATAAGAAGGTAAAGGTTCCAGATTATGCAAAAACGCACACGAAGCATATTAGAAGAATTAGATGCGATATACGTGGAACGCCATGAGGATCGTGATCGCCGCTACATCATCGAAAGCCGGGCAAGCAACGTGATTGCAAGTGCTGTTCGGTTGGTAGAGCAGATCGAAGCAGCATATCCTGCTGATCAAGCAGAGAATCTAGTGCGTAAATTGCTGAACGCAATACGCACCAAGGACGCGGCCAAATTTGCCCGCACAGTGAGACGTACAGATGCAGATCTATGAAATAACACGCCAACGCTTGGATGAAGTGGGGCTAATGACACGGCTGGGTGCGGCCTTGGGCAACCAGCAGGCCCAGGTGGCTACCAGCACAGCGGCCTTGAGCCAGGCTGCTCTCAAACAATGGAACAACAAAGTGCTGCAACTGCAACAGGCCAACCAAGGCATGCCCATCAGTGATCAAGAATACGACACCAATCTCGAAGATTTCGTAGATCGTGTTATGCTGCAAGGACGTCTTGACAGCCTGGATCAGACCAGTCTCACCCGCCTGACACCAGCCATGGATGCTGTGATCAAGGCCCGCAATGATCCCAAACTCCTGCCCGCAGCCTTTGAAAAGATGGTGGCCGTGGTCAACGTGGCTCGCCAAGATCCCGCCAAGTCCGCACAAACTTCACAGTTTACACCGCAACAGACCGCAGCCACAGTGAAACAGGTATTAGCGGGTGCCAATGTGAACACACAGGCTGTGGCCGCTGCCTTGCAACAGGCCGCAGGTGGGCAACTCACTGCTACCAAGCAACCCAATCCCATGATCAACAGCCTGCTCAACGCCCTGGGCGTGGCCACCCTGGTATGGTTGGAACACATGCTGCCCGGCTTGGATCTCCGCAACAACATGCTGGGATCCACGGGACTCAAGCCCACGTCCGGCGACATCGATATCGCCGTGGATGCCAACTCAGTGACCAAGGAACAACTGGTCAAGCGGCTCACGGACTGGGCTGTGGCCAACAATTTTGATCCCCGAGATTGGGTGCGGAAGTCGGGTGTGGCCGTGCATTTCAAAACACCCATCGTGGGAGTACCTGAGCGTGGCTACGTGCAGACCGACTTCATGTTCCTCAACAAGCCCGAGTTCTCCAAGTTCATCCTGCGGCAGGATCCCAACAGTGAATACAAGGGTGCCACCCGCAATGTGTTGCTGAATTCCTTGGCCAAGAGCATGGGCTACAAACTGAACCAAAACGACGGCATCATGGACCGAACCACCAATGAATTGATCACGGATGACCCAGATCAGATCGCCCAGATGCTGCTTAACCCCCGGGCTACCCGAGAAGATCTTGGGTCAGTGGAAAAGATCCTGGCACAGTTAAAAACAGATCCCAAACGTGATGCCAAACTGGCCGACTTCCGCGATCACATGCAGCGTGCAGGCACACCGCTAGACGAAAACATTGGCTACACCGAAGTGAACTGGATGGCCCGACTGCGAGACAGAATCATGGTACAGGGCATGCAGGTCATCACCGAAGGGGTGCGTATCGAGCATCCTGAAGACCGAGTCTTGGATGCCGGCAGCCGAGGACTGACACAAGCTCTGCAGGGCATCTTGGCAGCGGCCCGGCAGCCCGAGACTACAACGGTGAAATGGGACGGCAAGCCCGCCATCATATTTGGCCGCAAGCCCTCAGGCGAATTCGTGCTCACAGACAAGTCGGGATTCCTGGCCAAGGGCTATGATGGCCTGGCCACATCACCTGAGCAGATCGAACAAATCATGGCTGCTCGAGGTGGTGAACGCGGCGAGTTGGTGGCCATCTACAAAAAATTATTCCCTCTGCTGAGACGCACAGTGCCCCAGGACTTCCGTGGCTATGTGCAGGGCGATCTGCTGTATGCTGCCCGTCCACCGGTGGTGCAAGGTGCCTATGAGTTCCAGCCCAACACAGTGAAATATCGTGTGCCCGTAGACAGTGAACTGGGGCAACAGATTGGTAAAAGCGAAGTTAGTGTGGTGGTGCACACACAGTTGGCAGCACCGGGTGCTGCAGCACAGCCCATCACTGCCACGGATCTCGTGCCGGCCCCGGGCGTGTTGATCCTGGATCCCAGCCTGAGGACTTCAGGCGAGATCAAGTTGGACTCGGGCACAGTGAAAATCATCCAAGATATCATAGCCCAGCATGGTCGGGCCATTGATAAACTGTTCAACCCGCAAGAGCTGAGAGATCGCAGGATCACGGATCTCCCGCAGTTGATCAAGCAGTACATGAACAGCCGTGTGCGATCCGGCAGTTATGACGACCTCATAGCAGGGTTTGGTACCTGGGTGCAACAACAGGCTCCGGCCAAGGCCCCGCGGATATTTGACTGGGCCACACAGAACAAAACCGCCATGGCCGCTGTGTTTGAAGCGTTCTTGGCAGTGAGCCAACTCAAGAACGATCTAGTGCGTCAGTTAGATGCACAAGCACAGGATGTTTCAGCGTCGGTAAACGACGAACCTGGCCACGAAGGCTATGTGGGCCAGGGCATGAAATTCGTGGATCGCATGAGATTCTCAGCCGCAAACTTCGCCCGAAACAATCCAGAACTAGCCTAGAGCCAGCCATTTTTGTCAGATTTGGTAAATAAGTGCAGAGGCAGAGCCTCACTTACTAAGGAGACTTAAAATGGCATTTTTCCCACCCGCGAATGGTGATTCGCAACCAGTATTTGCACTAGACATCAACAACGGTCCTCAGTCCGCTCAGATCTCGTCAGCTGCCTTGGTGCAGATGGCAGGTCCCAAGTTAGACTTCATCGCATTGATCGTTGAGAATGCATCAAACCAGGCCATCGACCTACGCAACCAGTTGGGTAATGCCAACGGCGGCGGCACAGGCGTGTTCAATCCTGGTGTTGTCAACACTATCAATGCAGCGATCCAGCGTACTTCTACCATCGCTTTCTACCAGGTAGAAGCCACCACGACAGGCCAGATTTCTTATGGTATCTATCCTTCGGGTGCTTTCGCCAACGCCACAGACCTCGGCAACGTGGTCGCTGGTCTCGGCACAGTCACAGTCACTGAAGAAGATGGCACAACCAACTCAGTGGACGTTTCTGGTTCGCAGAGCACCAATGTTGGTTTCAAACTGGCATTGTCGTAATCCATCACGCAGTAGAAAAACAGCCCGGGTTTTTGCCCGGGCTTTTTTTTGGCCATTAAATACCCACATATGCAAACATTACCTTTGTGGCCCGTGCTGATGTATGACTTCCAATGGGCCGAACATGACCGTTATCGATCGGACCTACGCAGGGTGTGCTATGAACAACAGGCCGCCAAACGCACCAGTGGTGTGGCACCTGATGCCAAGCGAGGCTTGTACGAAAGTGGATTTGATTTCGTCACTATCTCGGATCCTGCAGTAGAGGCATTTAGTCACTGGGTCAAGAACTGTTTCTTCCAAGCCGCTGCTGCTGCCAATGCCAGATATTGGCCCAAGGGCATGAACGTGTCCGTGGAGATACACGAATCATGGTGCCATATCACCCAGGATGGAGGTTATCATGACATGCATGTTCATCCCAACTCGTCCTGGTCGGCCATCTACTATCTTGAAACCGGCGACACAGATGTGACCACCAAGAATGGTGTGAACAGATTCTACAATCCCAACAACAGCATGTACCTGGATGCGGGCACAGCCTGGGTCACTGCCAACACCAGCATAGACATGGCTGCCGAAGCCGGCATGATGGTGGTTTTCCCTAGTTGGGTGCCACATTCCGCGGTGCAGTATCGCGGTGATAGAGATCGCATCGTCATAGCCGCCAACTGCCGCATACAGCCAGCCAACATGACTTCAGTGGCCCTGAACATATGACCCAGCGGATCACGTGCCGCACCCAGTTTGACATCACGGCCACTGGAGTACGCAACAATTTCCACAGGAATCGCGTGCCTTTTGATACTGCACAGGGTGTGAAGATCGATTCTGATCAGGCCTGGAATCGTGCCCGCAATCAGCAACGCAACTGGGAAACCATCAACCAAGTGTTGAGCCTGCGAGCCCTGCCCACGGACATCACAGATCCTGTGGTCATCGAACAGCAGGGTCTGCGACTGTGGCAGTTTGAATTTTCAGTAGAACAGCCCGGGGCCCTGGCCGCGGATGGTGATGCTGTGGGTGCTCTCAAACAGGACTGTGTGGGTGTGCCCATGATCACGGGTCTGACCGAAAATGCCGGTGTGGATGACGCATTGATTGTGGACCGCAACATCACATTTACCTGTTCACAATAAATAACTTATCAAAAGGATCCGCCATGGCAGACACCACGGAAATAGAAAAAAAGAGCCTAGAAGCCCACGTGGAACTGTGTGCTGAACGCTATCGTTTCTTGGAGAACAAACTGGAAATGGTAGAAGGAAAAATACAGGATCTCAACACTGTGATTAGAGAAGTGCATGACATGGTGCAGTCCATGGCAGAAAAACGCACAGATCAGATCATGGCCTGGGGACTGGGATTCATAGCCCTGCTGGTAGGCATGATTGGGTATCTCCTAGCAACCTACGTGATCAAATGAAAAAACACCAGGCCCTGGCCCGGCTACAGCAGTTGATCGAACCGGAGCTGTTGGCTTTAGAACGCAACATCATAATCCCCGACAGTGCAGGATTCATAGTTTTTGGCTGCTACCGCATAGATCCAAAGCACGGCCACTACTGGGTCAGCAAGCATGGCGATGATCGCGGAGAATTTTCTGCCGTGCCTACGGCTCTGAGTTGGTGCATAGCAGACAAATATCAACAGCATCACCTCGGCACCGACATCATGCGACTGGAGCAGCAAAAACTGCTGCTGACGGCAGACATACGTGCTCGCTCCACACTCAATACCCGCATACGATCTCGAGATCTACGTGAAAGTGTTGAAGCCAAGATCGCCACAAGAAAATCACGGCTGCAGCAGGTGGATGAGAGATTGACCAAATGCGTAAATCTGGCTAAATATTGGCAACAACGAGGATTCAACAATGAAACTGCAAGAACTGGACGCACGCCGTCCCACCGATCAAGTCGCTAAGACACTGGCCACGCACATGGGCAACCGTGTGAGTTTTGATACCCTGGGCGAAAGCCAGGCACGGCACATGCTGACCCGGGTCCGCGGACTACTGCGTGAATACAAATCCTCTGTGAGCCGGCATTTTTCCGAACGCAATCCTGATTATCTCCGACTGATCATGCTAGAGCAGGCCCTGAATCACAGGCTCTCAGAGATGGATGCCCAGGCCATAGCCGTGGACATGAACGATCCCAAGACACAGGCCATGATGAAAAAGGCCCAGAGCGGCCAGACTCTTAATCCCGAAGAAACCAAGACCATGGCCGCCATCGCTGCCATGAAAAAAGAGTCCGCCAAGAAAAAACGCATGGTGTCTGAAAGCGAAGTGCAGCAGGCCCAGGTTGTGATGGCCGCACAAGACATGGTGGACAAACTGCAGGGTATGTTGGAAGATGTATCAGAAATGCAGTTCAAAGATCTTCCCGCACTCACTGACGCCATCAAGAACGACACCGGAGTAGAACAGGCCACACAGTTCCAGGCCGATGTCACTGCTGCACTGACCACGCTGTTGGCAGCAATCCAAGCAGGCAAAGCACAGGTGGAAGCCGCACAGGGTGTGCTCACAGGTCAAGCACCAGTGGTTCCAGGTGCCGACGCCGCAGCCATGCCCGCTGGTGATGTGATGCCTGCCGCGGATCAATCTGCAGAAGTGGATGCGGATCTCAGCTTAGATGCCAATCTGCCCGCAGAAGAACCCGAAGCAGAAACACCCGCAGCCAGCCTGGGTCGTGAACGCAGATAATGCGTATTACGGAAGTACAGACACCTTCAATTGATTCTGGCAAACTGGCAGCCCTGGCCCAGTTCATGCTGGGTCGTGCCCAAGACACTGACGCCAAGAAAACCATCTCCATCCAGACCTTCCTAAATCTCGCACATGGCATGGGCATCAGCCTCACTGCTGATCAACTCCGCACTCTCATACAACAACCGCCTTTGAACAATTTGATAGCCAATGTGGAAGGTGACGATGCCACCGGCACAGTGGTATTCCGTGGTGCAGAGGCTGTCACAGACACCATGACCGTGGATCAGGCTCGTGCCACTGTGGATTCAATGGCCAAACGTGCCGCTAAACGAGATTTGTAATCGCACAGGCTGGTGCTCCTACTATAAATACTTGCATGAGCAAGTATGGCATTCAAAAAAACTGTTTGTACTGTGGGTCGTTATTTGTGACTGTACCTCGCAAAGTCGATTACTGTTCACAACCTTGCAAAAATCCTCGTAACAGACCGGGTCACTCGGCCTGGAACAAAGGTCTCAAGATGACAGATGAATTTAAACAAACAAAAATGAATCTTGCTGGGCTTGCTAAGGGGTGGGGTTGGAACAAAGGAATACCAAATGAAAGACAAAGAGAGAAATGGTTAAAAGACAATCCCAACAAGGATGGCAAAGCAAATAACCAAAGACCGAAAAATCCTATCACCGATCCATTGAGAAAGTATAGAAGCAAGGTAAGACACGCTACTTATAGAACTCTTAGAGAAATGAGAGACCAAGGCGAGTGGATTCCTGAGAGGGGTAAAGGTCCAGATGATTGGCAACTTGATCACATCATACCTCATAAGCAAGGGTTTGATTTAGGTATAGAACCCTCTTTACTTGGACGAAGGAATAATATACAATTTATAAAGGGTAAAGACAACAGAAAAAAGTGGGACACATATCAACCACTTGATGTTGTGAAAGCTATAACAGGAGAAAACAATGGCCTATAGCGATAAAGTTTTGGATCATTATAATAATCCCAGAAATGTTGGGAGTTTAGATAAAGGAGATGCGCATGTCGGCACCGGTATGGTTGGTGCTCCGGCATGCGGCTGAGGGCGATGTAATGAAACTTCAGATCCAAGTGGATCCAGAAACAAATATCATCACAGATGCCCGTTTCAAGACCTATGGCTGCGGTTCGGCCATTGCCAGCTCAAGCCTTGTCACTGAGTGGGTCAAAGGCAAGACACTTGACGAAGCCGCCACAATCCGTAACACCACCATCGCACAGGAACTGGCCTTACCGCCTGTAAAAATCCACTGTAGTATCTTGGCGGAGGATGCCATCAAGGCCGCCATAGAAGATTACCGCAAAAAACATGATCTCAGTCACTGACATCGCCGCGGAAAAAATCAAAAGTTCCATATCTCGGCGTGGTCGAGGACTAGGCATCCATGTAGGTGTGCGTACCACTGGCTGTTCGGGACTGGCCTATACCCTTGAGTATGTGGATCAAGAACAGGGACAGCAGCACTGTGTGGCCCATTACGATCACAAAGGTGTGAGGATCTACGTCAAACCCGAACATTTGGTGTATTTGGACGGCATGATCATTGACTATCAAAAACGTGGCCTCAATGAAGGGTTTGAGTTTATCAATCAAAATGAAAAGGATCGCTGCGGCTGCGGTGAATCATTCCGAGTTTGATCAATCAACGTTTTGATTATCATGTGATGAATCGTGTTTCCGAGGACGGCCGACGATTATATGCTACCCCTGACGGGAAAAAACTTCCTTCGGTAACAACAATATTAGATCACACCAAACCTGAAGAAAGCCGCCGGGCCCTGAACGAATGGCGGAAACGAGTAGGCACAGAACGTGCCCAGGCCATAACCACGGAAGCAGCCAATCGTGGAACTCGCATGCACAGTTATCTTGAGCATTATGTAAAAACCGGTGAGATCAAGCCAGCTGGCACCAATCCCTATGCTTGGGCCAGCCATGTCATGGCCCAGACAGTGATAGATCAGGGCCTCAAGAACGTATCGGAATTCTGGGGCGTAGAGATACCTTTGTATTTTCCTGGATTGTATGCGGGCACATCAGACGGTGCCGGAATCCATCTTGGGGAAGAATCCATCCTGGACTACAAGCAGACCAACAAACCCAAACGATCAGAATGGATCGATGACTACAGACTGCAACTGGTGGCCTATGCCTTGGCACACAACGAAGTTTACGGTACCCGCATACGCAAGGGCGTGATCTTGATGTGCGTGCGACCTGAAGTGGATGATCAATTTAACATAACTAAACCACCCGAATATCAAGAATTCGTACTGGAAGCCCAGGATTTTGCTCACTGGGAACAGCAGTGGTGGAAACGCCTGGAACTCTACTACTTGACCGCATAAATACCCTGAACATAGGTAAACTCACATGGCCATAGTACAAGTATCCAGGATCACTAATCGCAAAGGTCTCACTGAAAACCTGCCACAGTTAGCGGGTGCTGAACTGGGCTGGTGCCTAGACAGCCGCAGATTGTTCATAGGCAATGGTACCCTGCAAGAGGGTGCACCTGTGATTGGCAACACCGAGATACTCACAGAATTTTCAGATATCACCACGCTGAGCAACTATACCTATGAAGATGGTGCTGTAGGCTATGTGGCACAGACTGGGCCCACGCCGTCAGATCCTGTGGTACGCACAGTACAGGCCAAACTGGACGACTTCGCTGATGTGCGAGACTTTGGTGCCGTGGGCAACGGAATCGCAGACGATACTGCAGCCATCAATCGTGCCCTTTACCAATTATACTGCCGTCAAGCCAACACACAGATCCGTCGTGCTCTATATTTCCCTGCAGGCACATACCGGGTCACGGAAAGCATCATCATACCCACCTATGCTAAACTAGTGGGCGAAGGTGCAGATTGTTCAATCATTGAATTAGATGTGTCCGGTGATATCTCCACGCTGAGTGCCTATGTGGCTAGATTTGGCGATAGTCTGCAGCAGACCGGGGTGAACATCGGCAACAACGGAGCCACGGCACCCAGGAACATTGAAATATCATCAATGACCTTCCAGACCGTGCCTGTGACAGATGTGTTCCTGGTGGAGCAGGCCACACAGTGTTATTTTGATAGTGTTAACTTCCGTGGACCGTTGACCCAGACTTCGATCCTGGCCGATCTAGCCACGGACAATATCGCAGGAGTGCGTTTCAATTCCACCGGTAGCCTAGTGTGCAATCAGATAACTTTTGACAAATGCAGATTCGCTGGACTCACCTACGGTGTCAATACCGATGAAGAGATACAGGGTGTCACTGTGAGTAATTCAGATTTCAATACCCTGTATCAGGGCATTGTGCTGGGAGCAGGTACACCCATCAATGGTGGTGCCACAGGATTCCGTGCAGTCACAAACAGTTTTGATCTGATCTATGCCGAAGGCATAGTCTACGATGATGTCAGCCTCAATGCATCGGCCTATAATACTTTTTACGCAGTGGGCCTGGAATTTACCACTAATCCTGCCACACCTGTTGTACTGTTTGGCAACGACAACAATGTCAGCATCTCTGACATGTTTGAACGCAGTGATGCCGATAATATCGTGTACCCTCGGGTGCAGATCACCGGAGGTGTCACGACCACCGGCACACAACTGCAGATTGGTAGATACAGTCGTGAAACTGGTCGTACTTTTACCTTGGCCAACAATCAGACCAATCAGGCCATTTTTACCACCAATGCCAGCCAGACGCAGGCTTTTGCCATGGACTATACCATCAGCAGAGATGGTGAAATACGTCATGGTACCTTGACCGTGACATCCAAGATCAGCGATGGCAGCACCTTGAGCCAGGCCTACACCGATGACTACACCGAAACTTTCGACACCGGAGTTACACTTGCTGTCACACAATCGGGTACCACGGTCACAGTGATATACACCACTACCAACACCGGCTCTGCCGGAACATTGACCTATTCTTTATCACACCTAGCCTGATGTGGCACCAGGATTATTCCGCTAGGTTGCTGGCCTGGGCCAATCTCCGCAATCGATGCATCCAATCACCCTTGGCACAAGCCATGTCAGATATCGATGTCTGGTGGCAGCAAACTCCATGGCAACCCTATTATCTACACTGGGATGATCACGATCATTGGCCCGGACCTTGGGATCTTTTGAACGATAATGTGTATTGTGATCTTGCTCGTGCCCTGGGAATCATGTATACTGTTGCAATGATTGAGCGTGATGACATCACAGCGATAGAATTAGCGGACACTGACCGGGGCAATTTAGTCCTGGTGAACCAGGGAAAATATATATTGAATTGGCACACGAGCGATGAGTTAAATATCCCATCAAAACAGTTCACGATCAATCAACGGCTAGATCGCCGTGCAATACATCATTTGACGGATAGATAGATGACACAGATACAAGTACAAAAAAGAAACGGCGACCGAGAATCTTTAGACATAGAAAAACTGCATCGAGTGGTTTTTTGGGCCACAGAAGGTGTGACTGGTGTAAGTGCCAGCGAAGTAGAAATAAAAAGTCATATACAATTTTACAATGGAATCAAGACAGCAGACATACAAGAAACCTTGATCAAATCGGCTGCAGATTTGATTTCAGAAGAAACTCCTAATTATCAATATGTGGCCGGCCGGTTGATCTGTTATCATTTGCGAAAGCAAGTGTACGGACAATTTGAACCTTGGCATGTGATGGCCCTGGTGCGGCAAAATGTACAGGCCGGTTTCTATGATGAGGAACTGCTCACAGCCTACTCGGAAGAAGAATGGGATCGCATCAATTCGTTCATTCGACATGAACGCGATGAACAACTGACCTATGCGGCCATGGAGCAATTCCGCGGCAAGTATCTGGTGCAGAACCGTGTTACAAAAGATATCTATGAAACACCGCAGGTGGCCTATGCGTTGATCGCTGCCACGCTTTTCGCCGCTTATCCTCGAGACACACGCCTGATGTGGGTGCGTGATTACTATGATGCCATATCCACGCACGAGATCAGCCTGCCCACCCCTGTGATGGCCGGGGTACGCACACCCATGCGGCAGTTTTCATCATGTGTGTTGATCGAGACCGACGACAGTTTGGATTCCATCAATGCCACTGCCAGCTCCATCGTGAAATACGTGAGCCAGAAAGCCGGCATCGGCATCGGTGCCAGCAGGATCCGTGCTCTAGGCTCGCCCATACGCAACGGTGATGCCTATCACACCGGTGTGATTCCATTCTACAAATTGTTCCAGGCAGCTACCCGGTCCTGCAGCCAAGGTGGTGTGCGTAATGGTGCTGCCACCTTGTACTATCCCATCTGGCATCTGGAGGTAGAAGATCTCTTGGTGCTGAAAAACAACAAAGGTACCGATGACAATCGTGTGCGGCACATGGACTATGGTGTGCAGTTTAACAAGGTCATGTACGAGAGATTGTTGAGCAACGGTGACATCACTTTGTTTTCACCGCATGACGTGCCTGAACTGAGAGATGCTTTCTATAACGACGTGGATCGTTTCCGCGAACTGTACGAAACAGCGGAACGCAATACCAAACTCCGCAAAAAGAAGATCAAGGCCGTGGAGTTATTTTCGGCATTCATGCAGGAACGCAAGGATACCGGTCGTATCTATCTCATGAACGTGGATCATGCCAACTCACACGGAGCCTTCTTACCTGAATTGGCTCCCATACGGCAGAGCAATCTCTGCTGCGAAATCAATCTGCCCACACGTCCACTATCAGACATCAATGATCCCAATGGCGAGATAGCTCTGTGTACGCTGAGTGCCATCAACTGGGGTGTGTTCCGAGAGCCCCAAGACATGGAACGTGCTTGCACTTTGGCCGTGCGTGGTCTGGATGCTTTGTTAAGTTATCAAAACTATCCCATCATCGCCGCTGAAATCGCCACAGAGAATCGTAGACCTCTGGGTGTTGGCATAATCAACTTGGCCTACTGGTTGGCCAAGAACGATCTTTCCTACAGCGATCCGCGTGCATTGGCAGTGGTAGATCGCTGGGCACAGCACTGGTCCTATTATCTGATCCGTGCATCAGTGGATCTGGCTCGTGAAATGGGTGCCTGTCCCAAGAGCCGAGAAACACGCTACCATCAAGGCATCTTGCCCGTAGACACCTACAAGCGTGAAGTAGACGAATTGGTGCCACATCAGGATCTAGTGGACTGGGCAGGACTGCGTGCGGCCTTGCGTGAGCATGGCATACGCAATTCTACCTTGATGGCCTTGATGCCAGCGGAAACCTCAGCACAGATCTCCAATGCCACCAACGGAGTGGAACCACCTCGCAACTATGTGAGTATCAAGCAAAGCAAGGATGGTGTGCTCAAACAAGTGGTTCCAGAATATCGTCGGCTCAAAAACAAATACGAACTGCTATGGGATCAGCCCAGCCCCGAAGGCTATCTCAAGATCATGGCAGTGCTGCAGAAATACATTGATCAAGGTATCTCTGTGAACACATCATACAATCCGCAGCACTATGAAGATGAGAAGATACCCATGAGTGACATGCTCAAGCATCTAATCATGTTCTACAAGTACGGAGGCAAACAACTGTACTATTTTAACACCTATGATGGATCGGGCGAGATTGATTTATCTAAACTTTCCAAGACTAATTCACCAGTAATGGACATAATTGACAATGGTGTCGAGTGTGAAAGCTGTACGATATAACACCAACATTGTTACCACCGCAGTTTGGTTTGGAGATTCATGGTGCATGGGTACCGAGTTGGAAAAATGCATGGGACCTGATTATAAATCTAAGGATCAGGAAGGTTATCGACGTGAGAATCGATTCAGCAATCTGGTGAGTAAACATTTTGGATGGAAAGAAGTAAATCTGGCACAGGAAGGTATCAGCACAGAGCATGTCACGCTGAAGATAATTGAATACACTGAACTACAAAATGATCTCCAGAATCAGATTTATTTTATAGTTTGGCCCAGTTTCCAAAGATATTTTTGGATCAATGACAGCAATCAGCGACAAGATCTAAGATGGTGCTCTGAATACAAAGATTGGTATCGCACAGTAGACACAGGTGCGTATCAAATGTATTGTGCTCAACGAACCATATGGAGCACATGTTTATATCTGCAACAACACAAAATTTCCTATGTCATGGTCAATGGTCAATCTCGAGTTACTAAAATTGGTCCTTTTCCGTTGCAGGATTATTATTGGATTTTAGAACCAGGCAAAACATTGGGAGATATCTTAGATGTAGATTTAGATCAAGGATTTCCTGCGATAGATCAAAATCATCGGTATTTTTGGCCTGCAGAGAATCATCCCAACATGTATGGTCATAAAAAAATTGCCAAAGAAATTATAAATTATCTAAGTGATATGAGGGAATAAAATGTCAGTACTAAATTTACGCAAAAACAGAGATCACACTGCCAGCCTGGCCTTCCTGGATCCTCTAGGAGGAGTGGGCATGCAGAGATACGATACCTTAAAGTATCGACAGTTCGACAAACTCACTGACAAACAGTTGGGATTCTTTTGGCGTCCAGAAGAAGTGGATGTGTTGCGTGATGCCAAAGATTATAAGGATCTCACACCCTGGGAACAGCACATATTCACTGCCAATCTCAAACGCCAGATCCTGCTGGATTCAGTGCAAGGTCGCAGTCCCAGCCTGGGATTCTTGCCCATCACCACCTTGCCCGAAGTAGAAACTTTCATCGCCACTTGGACCTTTTCCGAAACCATACACAGCCGCAGTTACACACACATTATCCGCAACATTTTCAGTGATCCTGGTCGTGTGTTTGATGAGATGCTGGACATCGAAGAGATCATCCTGTGTGCCAACGACATCACACGCTACTATGACGATCTGGTAGAGTACAGCACAGCCTATCAGATGTTGGGTCCAGGATCACACGTGATCAATGGCAAGTCTCAGGAGATCACGGAATACGAACTCAAGAAACGCCTGTGGCTGGCACTGGCATCGGTCAATGTGCTAGAAGGCATCAGATTTTATGTGTCATTCGCATGTTCATGGGCATTCGCCGAACTCAAGAAGATGGAAGGCAATGCCAAGATCATCAAGTTCATCGCACGCGACGAAAATGTGCATCTGGCATTCACCCAGCAGATGCTTAAACTCTTGCCCGGTGATGATCCAGATTATGCTCGCATCCGCACAGAAACACAGGCCGAGATGATCGAGATGTTTGAGTCTGCGGTCAAACAAGAAAAAGCCTGGGCTGAGTATCTGTTCCGAGACGGCAGCATGATCGGCCTCAACCAGCAACTGCTGTCGGACTATGTCGATTGGATTGCACATAAAAGAATGACTGCCATAGGCCTGCCCACCAGTTTCAAAGGTGGATCCAATCCTTTGCCTTGGACTGCCAAATGGATCGCAGGTGCTGACGTACAAGTGGCACCACAAGAAACCGAAATATCGTCCTACGTGGTAGGCGGCACACGCCAAGACGTAGATTCAAACACTCTCTCTGGACTATCACTGTAATGCTGACTGTGTACTCAAAAAATCTCTGCCCACATTGTGTGCAGGCAAAAAATTATTTAAAATCAAAAAACATCAACTTCCGCGAGATCAACATCGAGCAAGATGCCGAAGCCCGTGAATTCATCATCAATCAAGGGCTGCGTACCATGCCGCAGATCTTCATGGACGGCAAGATATTTGTTGAAGGTGGATGGACAGGTTTAAGTAAGATGACTGCAGAAGACATCCTGTCTGAAATCGAACTGCGTAACTCACTTGCGGATCAAAGCCTATGAAACTGGAAACAAACAACATCTACACATTCAAACTCAACACCGGCGAAGAACTCATCGCCCGCATAGTGGAGATTGGACCAGATCACATGATCATCGAGCATCCCATTCTCACTGTGATCAGCCAGCAAGGGCTGCAGATGATGCCCGGGTTGTTTTCCGCAGATCTAGGTCAAAATGTCAGACTAAATAATGCTAGTTGGGCCATGATAGCAGAAACAAGACAGGATGTGCGAGACAGTTGGATCCAGGCCACCACGGGCATCGCCCCGATACGCAAGCAGATCATCACTGGCTAGCATGCCACATCGTTTCGTGATC